TGTTAATAGCTCTAGGCATATCAATTAAATAACAAGGAGACGTACCTACACCATAGGCCATTCTCATAATATCTTGATAATCATTGCAGAATGGTAAAATTTTAGCAATTTCATAAACGCACATATAAGTAATGAGAATTGTCTTCCCTCTATTTCCTTTAGGATCAATTAATATATTAATGCATCTTCTATCCCAAACTTGACTCATACCTAAAACTTTTTGCTGCCATGGATACAGAGTCGTGATTTCTTTGATCTGTCTTGGAATGTAAATTTCTTTATCAGTATCTTTCCAAGGACCTTCAACTCTTGTTTCTTCTTTACATACATAGAAATCATTCTTAGACTCACTATTACTTGTTGGACTCCAACGAATTTCTTTTACTACTTTATCTGGTTTTCGAGTTTTGACTTTAAGTGAAACTCTTCCTTGGAAATGTAATTTTGAAGTTCGTTCTCCCCTTTCTAATTGAAAACACCATTTCTTACAATTTTCCTTTATCCAAGCAAGTAACACTGATCTCTCGCAGTACTCTTCAAAAAGAGTGAAGTCCCAAGTGGCAACTGGATTTTCTGCAGACATTTTATTACTATGATTTAAACTTCTTAATGTAATTTTGACCCGGATTTCGTGTTGAAAAGGAAAGCGATCCGGGTTTTGAAAAAAAAATTTTTTTATTTTTTTGGGGGTAATAAAAATGCCATTCTATAATGCTAAGCTTTATACCCGCAAACGCGGTCGGCCTCGTAAAGGTTATTCTAAAACTGGTAAGAAGCTTGGTCGTCCCTCTTCTAAACCTACTGTGTCACAAGTCAAACGAATTGTCAAGAAGGTTATTTCACGACAGGCCGAAAACAAAACCATTCAATGGTTTACAACTGGGATTGATATATGGAATATTAATAATGCTAATTTTCTTCCTAGCATATTTCCTGTATCTCCATACCTTGGATTCTTGAATGTAGAACAAGGTGTCGGACAAGGTGAACGTGTCGGAAATCGTATACGTATCAAAAGGATCTGGATAAAAGGAACTATTTATCCTCAACCATATAATTCTACAATCAATCCCAATCCTCAACCCGTCCAGGTTATTCTCTGGTTCTTTTGTTCAAGAAGCAGTCCTAATCTACTCCCTAATACTATGAGTGGATTTCTTCAGGATGGTGATTCTGCAAGAAATTTACAGGGTGATTTAACTGATGTTATTTCTTTAGTAAATAATGACCAATTTAGACTCTTTCATAAACGAGTCTTTAAGATTGGATATGCTGCCTATGAAGGAACTGGTATTCAGCCAGCCCAGCAAGCATTCCATAATAATGATTTTAAACTTAACAGGACTTTTAAGGTTAATCTCAAGAAGCATGTTGTTAAGAATGTTGTATATAACGATACTGGTACTAATGTACCAAGAACAAGAGGTTTGTTCTGTGTAGCCCAGGCAGTTAATGCAGATGGTTCAATCATGGCTAACAACATAACTCCTGCTCAAATGTCTTTTCAACTCTCAATGGAGTATGAAGACTACTAATTCAAAAAATGTTTGCAATAATTTTTTTGTAATATTACTTCCTTATGAAGTGAAATATATACGACGGTAGTCGTATATATGTAACGTTTTAAACCCATCTGGAAATCAAAGCATGATTTTCATTGGAACTGGAATCATTCTTGGAAATTTCTGTTAATCCTGAAATTTGTTCCAAATGTTCCAAAATTTTTATAAAGAGATAGAGAGTTTCAGTATTACAGCGGAGCGCCCGAGAAACTCTCTATGAATCGAATACAATTTCATGATTTTTGTTAATTTTGGGTTTACCCCACATTTCAGAATCATAGAATTTAGTATGTTCGAATAATTCAAGTTTGCTATCGATGCCCCAAAATTTCCACCTGTCAAAGGACAGATAATCTAGATCTGGAATTTTGTTTGTAAAAACCCATATGTTGGGGGTATCGAACCACCTGCTTTTAAAGGAATATCTGTCATCATAGCAGTATCCTCCTTTCAAAGTTTCAATGGCAGCAAAAAGTTGCAATAGTCTCTCTTTGTTAATAGCTCTAGGCATATCAATTAAATAACAAGGAGACGTACCTACACCATAGGCCATTCTCATAATATCTTGATAATCATTGCAGAATGGTAAAA